GACCCACTGAGCGTTTAGTTGCATCATAAAAAGTTAGTTAATAGGTTGGTTAATAGGTTATTGTATCTACTATACGTAGTTTTCTCCGATCACCACGAAGGAAAACCAGACGTCGTCGTACGTGCCGTTGTCGTGGTTGGTGCGTATCGTGAAGTAGTTGGCCTCTATCTCTACGTAGCTGGCGTTGTGCCCTCCGTTACCAGCTGCGTTGCACACCACGGTGTACTGCTTGTGACCTATAGCGTGGTAGATCTTGTACAGACCTCGCCCTATACGATCTACCCGTAGGGAGTCACGCTTCGCCCCCCACGTATGCTCAAAGGATACAGAGCGTGGCTCGACACGCCCACCTAGGAGCACGCCTGGCATGTCGGTCTTTCCCCGAACCGTGAGGAAGGTATCATCACCACCTGTCGCCTGCCCCTGGAGATAGAAGAAGCGGGTTTTACCGAAGAAGGCGCTCATCCCCTGCTGGCTGAACACCACCTCACGGGCTGAACTGTTGACTCCCTTGATCCTGTACTCCCCCGTTGTCGGGTTGGCTGATAGACCCATCCAAGCGGACTCGTCTGTGTGGAAATCGTCCTTAATGTAGTTCACCGACATATAGGCTTCGACCTTGAGTGTGTAGATGTCGTCCTGTAGCCCGACGATCTCATCCTCCAGAGTCCTCTCCAGAGTTGCCTTCCATCTTTTCCCCGGCTTCCCTGGGTTCTTGTAGTCGATCTCCTCGCTGAAGGAGAGGCCGATAAACTTACTGTAGGCAACGTCTCCTCTAGAGCTCTCCATCTTGACGGAGATCTCTACCTTGCTATTGACCTCAGCGTACCAGTTGGTTGCACTGTAGGCGTCGACAGAGACTGGTAGGCTCAGCGTCATAGTAGACCCAGCGTTGAGCACTCGCACGGCCGTAGATAGGAGCGTGACCGTCTTACGCCCCTCCGTGTCCCTCAGGTCGTGGCTCTGCCGTGGTATTTGCACCGAGCCTCGGCTGTCCTGCTCAGATCGATTTTTGAGATCCTCTAGCTTGGCCTGCCCCCCTCCGATACGCACCGTAGTGTAGCCCCTACCCTCGGGGCGGAAGGTCACTACCTCGCCTCCCTGCTCGATATGCATAGCGCCTATGTGACCCGTGCCGTTGTGACGGAGCTCGGTGATTGCCTTGTAGCTAGACGTACCAAAGCCCGTGACACCGCACGCAAAGGCGGGGAGGCTAGCCGTGCCAGAGAGGTAGGAGACTACCGCACCCGTGCTGTCCTTAGCACCGATGATTGAGCCTAGCACTAGACCGCCCTGTATCTCGGTCGTACCCTCACGGATCGACTTGTGCAGGTAGTCGTTGGGGTACTCGTGGAGTGATCCGTCGGAGTAGACAAATCGGATGCTCTTCGAGGCGATCACCCCACTCTGCAAGTCGAAGTAGGCCGAGCCGTCGGGGGTGGCGATCTTCTCCGTGCGGATTTGCCCGGGCAGGATCTCGGTGAAGCCGTAGACAGTGGCGAATGAACGCTCGCCGTCAGTCTCGGAGCTTAGCAGGCCGAGGAGTAGCCAGTACGCGCCCGCCTCGCTGTTGAAGCGTCGTGCACTCTCCTCGATGCGGAACGTGCCGCGTGTGCCGTTAGCTTCGACGCGTGCATATACGTAGTAGCTCTTATCGGGTTCGTCGAGGCGTGCCGACGTCAGCCCCTGTATATCCCAGTACTTGTACTCGCTCGGTGCGTGGCTAGCGCTCAGCGTCTTGATACCCATAGTTAGGTGCTGTATAGTCCCTGAGGGGATTTCAAGCTGACGCGTCGCCTTGTTCCACTTCACGTTGTGCTCGACCTTCTTCGGTGATGTTCGGTTGTCGACGAATCGGAATTGCAGGCTCTCGTCGCCGACGAGTAGCTGCATCGTCTGTACCACGATAGGCGAGACCTTCCCCGTGAAACCGTCAAGGGCAGCCTCGATGAGGGCAGTCGCCGTCTCCTTTGCGTCGCGGAAGCGTCGCTTAGTGAATTGCATTGCCTCCTTGTGATACTCCTCGACGAGAGCCTCGTCGTCCTTGATCTTCTGCAGGCCTCCCGAGAAGGACGATCCGACGACGTCGTTCGATAGCTCTAGGACTGGCGAGTGTGGTGCATTGACGAAGTCCTTAATACCTACGATGCGTAGAAGTACGCCGTCACGTGCGAAGCTGTCATCGCGGAAGGAGATGTAACCGCCAAGGATGATGCGCCCGCCGATGTTCACCCAGTCGCGCTTAGCCCATAGGCCGTCGAGTTCGCCCGTGAACGTGTACTTCTGCTCCTCGTTGTCGTAGAGGTGGCGGACGGCCTGCCTGAACAACTCCCACTCTGCACCCGTCTTCGTGGCGTTGTCGGCGACGTAGGCCTGTGGGAGTGAAACGTGGAACACGGCGTACTTGTCCCCCGCCTTTGGTTTGAACGTCTCGCTCGGCATCGTCACGCCGTCGATCTCTTGGGGGATCAGCTCGAAGCGCTTCCCCGCCTTCTTCGTCGTCTTATGGTGGTACTTGACCTCGAACTCGCGACCGGCCAGCTGTCCAGACTGGAAGATGATAGTCATCGTCTCCCCTGCGATTAGCGCCTTCTCGTAGTCGAGCGCGTCTGGTATCGAGGCGTCGATGATGTCGTAGAAGTGCTTCGCCGTATTGACAGCGACCACACTACCGACTACTCCTACACGACTCGGGTAGATCTCCGTTGCACCCAGGCTATCCTCGGCGCGCGTCTCGAGGGCCTTGTCGGCTCGGCTCACCGACAGTCCCTCGGCATCTACCTTGTAGCGCCGTGCGGTGGCGGCGGCGAAGCCAGCTTCGCCCTCGAACTTCGACCCGTCGTAGGCTAGCGTCTGGCCCTTCGGCAGGTGCAACGTCTTTGCCCCATACTTCGCTGGATCGATATTGCGGTCGCCACCTTGGACGAACAAGATCTCCGTCGGAGTCTTGCCAGAGGCCGTGCGACCGACGCCCGTCTTGAGGCCCCGACCGAAGCCGTAGGCAAGCGCCAGCGGGTTGGTCTTGTTGTACTCAACCTTGCGTAGCGAGACGCGCTTGTCGGCAATCTCCCACTCGGTCGAGAACTCCTGGGCCATCTTCCCGAGAGCGTCCCAGCAGGAGTTATGGTCGTAGCTTACCAGCTTCTCAGGCGTCGTGATACAGTCGCCTACTGTCCAGCCCGTGTCGCGTGCGTTGAGGTTGGCGACGAGCATCTCGAGATGTTCCCGTGGCGTGGCTGTCAGAGTGAATTTGAGGCGGCCGTCTACGTTGTTGCGGAACTTCCATAGCTTGAGGCGTGACTGGCGAGCCTCGAGCGTGACCGTGTACTCAAAATTGCGCGTGTGGTGCATCTTGATTGCCTCTGGGTTGAGGAGCTCATAACGCTCGCTCTGGTACTCACACCAGGCCCCCCTAGGGAGTTCGGCGTGATCGGGTAGAGAGTATTTCAGCGTCAGCGTGTTATCGCCCTTGATAGCCCGGTGGCGGAAGCTCGCGTCGTCGACGGAGACGTCGAGTAGCTTCGATCCTTTGCTGTCGTAGATAATCATAGCTCTGTTGTGGTTAGTGTCGTTGTTAATTTGGCTCGCGCAGAACTACGAGTGTGAGCGTCGTGTCGAGCCAAGGGCGGTCGTCGGGATAGAAGGCCGTCACTTGTGCGCTCTTGTAGTAGGCTTGATAGTCGCGATTGCCGAGGTCGCGCACTCGGATTGTGCGCGCACCTGGACGCGTTAGGTCGTAAAGCAGGGCGTCGTAATTGCGCCACAGTTCGGCGAATGTCTCGGCGCGGAAGTGTAGGCGAACCTTGACCTCCTTGCTCTTTTGTCGCACCGTCCCCAGCGCGTCGCCTATCACGCCGTGCGCGGTGGCGATATTGCGTGTCAGCCCCGTCTTGACGTCGGCACGTCGTGCGAACTCGGCCAGTGTCCCTTCGGTGACGCGTGCGCCGTAGGCCGTGAAGGGGTGGCCGTGCATTAGGTAGTCCGTGGCCGTTTTCATCGAGCTCTGTGGGGATTTGTACGCGTAGCCCTTCAGTGGGTAGTCGTCGGCGAATTTGAGCGTGACGAAGCCGAGCGCCTGTGCGATCGTGAGGTTTGGCTCTCCGACGAGGCGAAGGGTGTACTCTCGCCCGCCGAGGAAGACGAAGCGGAATACACGATATACGCTCTGGCGGAGGAAGGCGAGGAAGGCCTCGAGCTTCGCTATCGTCTGCGGTGCGCCGAGTGTACCCGTCGCACCGATTTTGATTGATACCTCGCGGCCGTTGAGTCTCGGCGCGGAGAGGTCAGCGTCGAGGCCCTCCTGCTCGTGCCAGTCGTTAGCCTCTACGGGCTTAAGAGGTGGATAGGCGAGGAGGTCGTTTAGCCCCGCCTCGAGCGCAAAGACGCCGAAGCGGTCGAACGTATCGACTCCGTCGACTATGATGCGAGCCATGGCCGTCATAGGATAATAGCACTATCGTGGCGACGTACCTCTATCTTTGAGGCCTCGTCGTATCGTGGGCGAACAATCGACCACTCGAAGGCGTCGACGTTGGCCGTCGCGCCGTAAACGGCCGTCAGATTGTGGCACTCTGTCTGCTCGTAGGTAGCCTTGACCTGCGTATCGCCGACGAGGATAGCGTCGAGGGTGTCGTGCAGGTTGATCTCACCAGCGTCGACGTACACGCCGCAACCCTCGGGGAGCGCCTCCTTATACTCGCGGAATAGCTCGAGCGACGGGAAGCCCGTGAGGAGTAGGAACTCCAGCCCCTCGACGCTGTGTAGCTTCGCAACTACCTCGGCGAGTGTCGTCTCCTCACCCGTGAATACGTTGCAGGCACGCAGACGGCGCGCGATGAGCATATCGCCCTCGAGCCGTTCCGTGCGCTCCGCCTTGTTCTTCGCCTCGCGCCAGCCATTATATAGGCGCGCGATGATCTTCTTCTCGTCCATTGTCTGTATATGTCCGTTACTTAATCTTGATGCCCGTCAGTGCCAGCTCCTCGAGCGTGTCCGTCGCGCGCTTCGTCGAGGCTTCGATGCGCTCCATTCGAGCGCCGAGGCCGTCAGTCTCGCTCTCGATGTTGACGATGCTCTGCAGGATGAGGCCAGTCGTCTCCGTCAGCTGTCGCGTGTGCTCGGAGATCGTGAACGTGTGTCCTTGGATAGCTGTCATACGGCCGTTGAGCTCGTCGATGCTGTCCTGCGATGCTGTAGCTATCCCCTTATGTGACGGCGTGCGCCCCTGGTCGCCGTTGGCGAACTTCTTGAGGCTCTCGTCGAGTGCGCCATACACCTGCCCGAAGCTCTCGCCAATACGGCCTATCTCGGAAGCCATTTCGGCTGCCGAACTATTCACGGCATCGATGCCCTTGAACACGCCCTTCTCGTTGAACCACTTCGACTTGTACTTATTGAATAGCTCCCCGAGTTGTGGCTCGAGATACTTGGTGACGAGCATACGACGGACGATGTCGCCGACGATCTCGTTAGTCTTCTTGTGCCAACCCTCCATAGCGTCCTCGCCAGCCTTAGCGGCGTCGAAGAAGGCGTTACCGAGTTCGCTCGCCAGGCTCTCTGCCGAGCTTCCTATAATCTTCTCGAGAGGCTCGTTCAGTGCCTCGGCCATTTGGTTGCCGATCTCGGCCAGCTTCTGCCTATACTCGGCGATCTTACCACTGTCGGTCTTTTTCTTTCCCTGCTCGGCTTCGAGCTGCTCCTTAATGAGGAGCTGTTGCTTAGCGAGGTTCTCGAGCCTTGCGCGTCCGTCGTCAAGGCGAGCCTCACCGAGAGCCTTGTTCGCGGTGTAGCTCATCTTCGCGTAGGCGTCGGCGATCTTCTCCACGGTCTTGGCGAAGACTTCCCCGCGGATGCGTGCGACGGCAAACATACGCTCCCACGCACTGCCCGTTGCGATGCTCTCCTTGCGAAGCTCAATCACTTCGTCTCGTGTCGAGGCGTATAGGTCGCGCACCCTCTCGAGTGCGTCACCGTACTCACTGCTTAGGCGTGTTGCCCCCGTATTCGACAGCTCCCACTGAAGCTGGTCGATCTCGGCCTGAAGACGCTCGATGGTCTTCTGCTTCCTTCCGTCGCTGTTGAAGAGGTTAGCTATCACTGTGGCAACCTGGAGCGCGGCGGAGATGACAGCGAGCACGGCGGAGGCCTTCTCCACTGTCGAGACGGCCGTGGCTCCTGCCGAAGCGGCCGCCGTAGCTCCTGCCGAAGCGCTCTGTACCGTGTCGGCTACGCCCTTGGCTACGCTCTTGCCGACGTCGCCTATCGCCTGTATCGCCGACGAGGTGGCGTCGATGATCTCGCCCGTGAAGTCTACAACCTGTGCGAGACCGTCGGCTACGTCGGCGGAGAAGATCGACGCGAGTAGCTTAGCCTTGCCCCCTACGTCCTTCAAAACACCACCGACGTTGCGGAGGCTCGTCGTAAGGTTGGCATACGAGGCGGTTATGCCGTTGCGCGCCTGCATAGCACGACGCACCGCCTTGTCGCTCTCGTCCTGTGCCTTGGCCTGTACCTTCTGTGCCTTGGCTAGCTTCTCGTTCGCCTCGGCGATTGCGGTGATGAACTCGGGCGTCGTGTGGTCTTCGTGCGCATCTTGCACTGCCGTCTTCTCACGCAGAGCCTCGTTGTACGCCCGTTGTGCCTCGGTCAGCCGCTCCTGCGCGGCGACCATTGCGGCGATAGCGTCGGAGTACTCCGTCTTAGCTCGTGCGATGTCGCGTATAGCCTTGTGGAGCGAGGCAAAGGGATTGCGCCCTGCGATCTCGGCCTCCATGTTCTTTATCGCCTCCTGGTAGTCCTTGATCTCCTGAGTGGAGAGGACGCCCTTGTTAGCCTCGAAGTACTGGCGCACGCGACCGAGTGTGTACTCGAGGACGGGCAGTGACTGCTTCGTCAGATCGCCAAAGACGCTCTCCCAGTCGATAGCCTTGCGGAAGCGCTCACTAGAGATTTTGGAGAGCTCCTCGTCCATCTTTCGCACGGCTTCATCCTGAAACTCGACAGGTATTGTGGCTAGGCGCTTAGACCAGTCGCGCAGTAGCTTGTCCTCCTTGTCTTGGATAGAGCCGAACTCGTCGATGAGTGTGTCGTGGTACTTCTGCTGGGCCTCCTTAATGGCGCGCTCGCCGTTGGCAGTCACCGCCTTCCACATACCATCGTAGAGGCGTGCGATCTCGGGGCTATCCTTTGCGACGACCTCCTGCCAGTCCTTCGTCGTGCGCTTACCCTCGATGCTGTTTGCCCAGCCGACCTCGGTCGCGCCCTTCTTACTCATGTATATAGCCTTCGCCTCGGCCTTGCGTGCCTCGGCGATTGCCTCGTAGCGGTCGTTCAGCGCCTCGAGTTGCTTCTTCGTCCCTTGGCGGATCTCGTTCAGCTCACGCGTAAGGCCCGCCTCCTGAGCGTCGATAGCTAGCTTCGTTAGCTCGTCCTGTGCCTCCTTGATGTACTTCTTCGCGTCCTTGGCGTAGGCCTCGCGTGCCTGCTTCTCCTCGAGCGCTGCCTTAGCGGGGTCGAACGTCTTACCGCTCGTCTTTGACTTTACGGCGGTGGGGTCGACGTGGCCTCCGATATTCGCCGTCTGTTTCGTCTGCTCGGCGTCGGCGAAGGCCTTGCGGTAGGTGGCCTCGAGTTCGTCGGCCTCCTTTTGTAGCTTCTCTATAGCGCGCTTCTTGGTCAGCTCGTCGCGGGCATCGGACGTATACCAGCTACCATACTCGGATGCCTTCTTGTTCTTTGCGTCCTGGAGCGCGATATAAGCCTCGGTGTATTTGGAGAGTACGGCCTGCGCCTCAGCCTCACGGAGCATCGTATTCGCATAGGCCTCGCCCTTCTCCTGGAGCACTCGCTTCCACTCAGCCGCGCTCTTGTAGTAGCCGAGCGCCTCGCCATACTTGCTATTCAGCTCCTTGACGATCTGCTTCTCCCGCTCCTTCGATCCGCTATAACGCTCGAGCTTCAGCCGGTAGTTGTCGATCTCGACGCGCGCCTTAATGTAGGCCTCGTTGCCCTTCGACGTGACCTCGGCCATCTGCTTAGCCCTCTCCTCAGCCTCGGACGTTGCCGATGCGAGACTCGAGAGCCAGCTGACCAGCTCGCCGACGGCGACGATGAGCGCTCCGATACCCGTCGAGATAAGCGCTGCTTTGAGTCCTCGCAGAGCAAGCGATGCAGCGCGAGTTGCTACTGCCTGTGCTGTCGTGGCGGCCGTTGCGAGGACGGTTGAGCCTGCCAGCGTGCGCTGTGCCGTGACGCCAGTAGTGGCCGCCGCGTTGTTCGTTGCCTTGCTCGCCGTGTTGGCCGTCGTGGCTGCGGTGTTGGCTGTCGTGGCCACCGTCGACGCCGTGGTGCTGACGGCCTCCTCGGACTGCTTCACGGAGCTCTCGCCGAGGAGCTTGTTCCATATCTTTTTTAAGCTGTTGAGCGTCACGAGCGAGAAGGCGCTATCCTTGTTGAGGGTCTGCTGGATCTGCTGCAATCCTATCGTAATAGCCATTACGCTCTGCACGCGGAGCATGACCTGCTGTAGCTTCTCATTCTCAGCACCAAACAACCCCATAGCACCCTGCGCCACAGAGGCTGCACCCGAAAGACCGGACAAACCAGAAATGACGCCCTGCATCCCGCGCTGGTCGTGTGCGAGGATAGTAGCCTGAGCGCTAGCGTCCGCCCACGCGTCGGTAAGGCGCGCTGCCTCCGCCTGTAGAGCTTGGTACTGAGCTGTCCCTCTCTGACCAGCGGCTTCCAACTCCACAAGCGCCGTCTTAGTCTCGCGAAGTCTCTGTCGGAGCGATACGTGCTTCTCGGCCGAAGCTCTAGCCTGCTCACCCTGCTTGCGAAGCCTTTCCTCCTCCTTGTGCAGCTGGTCTGCTGTAGCTTCGATCTCAACAAGCAACCTCTTACGAGTTCCGATAACCTGCTCAACGACTGACTTCTGCTCGCGTAGTGCTGCGGCCGTCTTTCCGTCACCTCTATTGTTGGCCTTGCGCTGCTCTTCGGCAAGACGACGATACTCGGCCTCGAGCTCGACGACCCCTCGCTTGTTAGCTTCATAGGCGCGGTCAATCTCAGCGAACGCCTGCTCAATAGCCTGAGCTGTGTCGCCGGCGTTGCTAACGAAGTCGATGTTGACGGTTGGGATATTGGTAAGTAGCTCCTTCACACGGTCGCTCTGCTCGAGCGCCTTGCGCCCGAGCATCTGCATCTGGTCTGACAGCCTAGCGACTCCAGCAGACTCCTTGCTAATGACGCTTTCCACGCTGCTCTCTGTGGCATCCGAAACTGTCCGATCTATGTCGGTGAGTATCTGCTTTGCCTCCTCAGCGTCCTTTCTTAACTGTCCATTGTCAAGCCCTATCCCGTAGTAGCTCTTCCCGTCCTCGCTGTTCATCTGTTTTTTGCCTTCTGTTAGTCAGCCTTGTCAAGTAGCTCCCGCAGTGCTGCTTTGTGTCGCTCGTCTCCCTCTCTTATTACCTCCTCATCCTTCTTCTCCTTTGCCCCTTGGTAGCTCGGGATGATCGCCCCGAGCATTATCAGATTAGGGTAGGATAGATCGTATAGGACGTAGTCGATTGGAAAATTGTAGGCCTTGGCTATGCCTCCGACGACCGCCCATGGGCTGTCGTTTCTGTCCCCACTTCCCGCGTCGCCCTGATCAGATTGACCTCGAGGAGGGAAGTGGTAGCGCCGAAAAAATCGCCTAGTTGCAGGTCTCTCAGTAGCTCGGAGATTAGGCGAGACAGATCCCTCGGTGCGAGTGTCTCGAGAAGCTCGTCGGCCAGCTCGCGTTTTCGGTCGATCTTCCGCACCGTGCGACGGCGACGAAGGCCGAAGAACGTGCGCTCCTCGATCGTACGCTCCTCGGTCAGCCCCTTAGCGCCGAGGATTAGAATAGCAAGGATGTCGCCAAGCACTCGGCAATCCTTGGCTATGCGTAACGTCTCCTCGACGATATGCTCTTCGTCTAGGTACTCCTGAGGTAGGAGTGAGATCGCCTCCGATGCGAGGATGAGTGTCGCAATGGTCGGAGGAGCTACGCTGTACGTCTTGCCCGCTATACTGATCTGTCGTGGTTGTTGGAGGAGCGTAGCTCCGACGCGCTGCTCTATTGTCTGCTGTTGTTCGTTCATCGCGTATCTGTTGTGTTGGACGTTTGGCGAGGTGGTGGGAGTTGCACCCACTTACCGCTCACACAGAGTCGAGCGGTGGCCTAAGCGCCTTCACCTCTTGACCGCTTGTGTCGGCCGTCGTTATGCTGGGATCTGCGTTACCTCGACGAGTGCACTCTTTCCGTCAGCCGTGATCGTGACGACGGCCTTACGAGGCTTGCCTGTGGTGTTAGCCTCGACCTTAACCTTGACGGTCTTGCCCGAGGTCTCGGCCGTTGCCCAACGCTCGCTCGACACGGCCGTTGGGTTGGCCGTAGATGTCACAGTGATAGCCTTGCCCGTCGTGTCGGCTGCGCTCGTGAAGAAGAGTTCACTCAGCGAGACCGTGAGTCCGTTGTGCGTGTAAGGCTTGAGCGTCTTGCCCGCGGCGGGCTTGATCGCCTTGACGACGACGTGACGGATCTTGCCGTCGGTCGCGGAGTAGTTCTCTTCGACGCGGATCGTTGCGCGCTCGATAAGAAGCCCCTCCGTTGCTTCGTCTTCGGGAATGAGGCGGATAGCGAACTCGCCATGGACGAGGCCGTCTTCGTCTTCGAAGTCACGAGCCTTGCCCTTCTTGACGAACTGGTCGAACTCGAGAGAGTAGGTGTTCTTGCCCGAGCGGACGTCGACGACGTCGCCGCCTTCCTCGTTAGCGGTCACCTCCTGCCCAGCGGTAGTCGTGAGCTTCGTAGTGTCCTGCTTCGGCGTATCGAGATCTACCCAGTTGCCGTCGGGGACGCCTGCCACCGACGCGCACTTCTGGATGCGGGGCTTGCCCCATGAAAGTACTGCCATAGTTATGGTTAGTTAATTGGTTGGATAATGGTTGTATCTCTAATCTTCGACGCCGTCGTAGTAGCGATAAGCGAGCTTGACGACGACGAAGTGCTGGTTAATGGAAGGCTCGGCGACGCTGTGGATCGTCTGCAGTAGTCGGAAGCGGTAGCAAGACCGACCTGCCGAGAGCGAGCGGACGAAAGCACGTGCCAGCTCCTCGATCTCCTCGACACGTTGCAAATCCTCGACCTGCACGCCGTTCTCCTCGCCGTACGGGAGGACGTCTGGGACGTAGACATTGATCGTCACGACGCCCTCGTCTACCTGATCGGGGATTCCACCCGTGAAGATGACGACCGCATCCTCTGCTCGGCTATCTCGTGGACGTGTCCCCGCGTGGTAGACACCGCCGTTGATAGCCTTAGCGAGTTCGCTCTCGAGGAGTAGATCGCGCACGTCGCGCTGTACCTTCTTACTTGTAAGTTTCATCGTGACCCGCTTGATTAAGAGACCTCAAAGCCGAGCGACTGGAGAATCTGTGGGACGAGCTTAGCAGCCAGCACCTCGGAGCTATCGAGCACGTCGTACCCGAGTGCGGAGAGGTGAGCGGCGTAGTTCATGCCCGCCACGACGACGAGTACGATACCGCGGGGGAAATCCCTAGCCACGACCTCGGAGGCGAACGCCTCGCCCTGCCCAGCCCCCTCACCGCCCTCCTTTATCGACGGGAAGCGACCGCCCTCGACGACCTTGCCGTCTACGGCGACGACGTAGCCGATCGAGGAGCGGAGGTTACCCGTGCGGTCGATATAGTTAGGCTGGTGGGGTGACGCTCCAGCCTCGGCTGGTGGTGACGGCAGGCTTCGTGCGTGCGCGACGCACTGCTCGCCGATATACTGGAGGTTGTAGACGATAGCCCGCTGCATACGCTCGAGCTGCTCTCCGACGTACCTCTCCGCAGTGTCCGTCCGTGTCAGTCTCTTAATCGCCATAGCTCCTAGATTAGGATGCGGATCTGCCCGACAGCCTGCAACGGCTCAACCTCGATAACGGAGGCCTCACACACGACGCCACCGAATACGTCCTCAAGGCGCACCACCCCTGCCGTGAAGGGCTGTTCCTCGATCAGGATTTCGTACTTGGCGAGGCGAACAGCCTCTCCCTGCACGCGCGTCAGATTGCTGTAATCTCGCGTGCGAAATTGGCAGCGGATAGGGTTGTGCCAGCACTCCTCCTCTGCTCGGCGTGGGTAGCCCGTCTTTGGATCGAGTGAGGGCGTCGCCTCAGTGGCCGCTCGCGTGTATAGTACTCCGTTGTCGATGATCATAGGTTAGTGCCTTTGTAGCCGTATGATGGTCTTACGTTGAGCGCGTCCTTCTCCCCTAGCTCGGCGTAAATTGCAGACGCCTGAGCGCGCATCGTAGTACGCTGTTCGCTCGAGAACGTATAACTCTGCCCCCCCTGCGAGACAAACGGAGCCTGTGATAGCCACACGAGGAGGTCTGCGCAGGTAAGGCGATACGCCCTACCGCGCAGCGACTCACGTGTGGCGTCGTCGTCAAGCAAAAGACCGCGCGCCGTGGCAATCCCTACGAGCGTTCGCTCAGGGATAGGATAGGCGCTGAGCCCTCGGAGTGCTTCGGCAATTGTTACCATACGACGTTAATCTATCTCGGAGTTTAGTCCCAGTTCTTCGCGTCGGTGCGGACGTAGATATTGCGGTACGCCGTATCGAGTACGGGGATAGCGTCGGCCTGCCCGAGCGTCACCTCGGTCAGGGGCTCTACCGTGCCGTACTTCTTGATGACGGTGTGGCCTCGCTCTATGCGGATGACGCCCTCAGTCACATTCTCCTGCAGGAGGTCGTACTGGGTCGAACCGAGTACCTCCTTCTCGGAGATGATGATGCGGCTGTCGGCGAAGGGGTTACCCGACACCGATGGCTTATCCTTGAACTCGCGCGTGACTGTCTGGTCGATGACGCGGATCTGAAGCCCGTTGAGCCAGGCCTGACGTGCTAGCATCTTGTTTACGTCCTCGAGGTCTGGCGTCTGAGCCGAGCCTGTTGCGTTAGCGATGAAGCTAGAGCAGGCCTTGATGATCTGCTCAGAGGAGCAGACCTTGTACAGCTCGTCGAGGTTCATAAAGATGAACTTCGGATTCAGCCCCTTATCCTTAGCAAGCTTGACTAACTTGCGGAGGTCGCCGAGGACGTCAGCAGAGGAGGCGTTACCCCAGTCTTTCGAGGTCTTCTGCTTCTGGAAGTCGTAGACGTCGTAGTCGAGGTCGTACTGGTTGGCGAACGTCGCGTTATTCGTCGTTGTGAACGACAGCTTACCAGCGTTCGACGCTAGCGCCCACGCAATATACTCCAACTCATACTGCACGCCTTTGAAGCAGAAGTCGACGTCCTCGCCCCAGTACTGGACGAGCTTAGTCGCGTCGGCGTCCTGTGCCATTGCGAGCGCCACCTGATACTCCTTGATCTCGGAGCGGCCTAGATCTCGACTAATCGAGATAAAGGGGATGTCCCCGCGTGCGCTCTCGAAGAGGGGGCGCGACTTGCGGACTGTCGTAGCCCCGTCGGCGTGGATGTCGGCTGCGACGTTAAGACTAGCCGCCTGATTGGCTAGCGTCTTCCACGAGAAGCCGTTTACCTTCTTAATCGGGAAATACGTTCCAAAAAGGAAGGGCTTGGCGTCGATGCCGTTCACTCGAGCCTGGACCATTTGTGCGTCGAGGCCTTCGATCATTGTTCCTTTTACCATTGCTATTCGGTTGTTTTATCGTTAGTAGTTCAGGACACTCGTAAGGCTCTTTCTGATGCACGAGGGGAGTGGATGGCCAGTCGTAACGGCGATCATCCACGCGTCGACGACGAGGTTGCTATTAGGTTCGATTACGACTCCCTGCCCCGAGATGGCCACGGGCTTGTATTTGAGCGCCGACTCGTTGGTGCTTTCCTCCTTCGCCTCGACGAGGAAACTCCCTTGCTTCAGCTCGCCTAGGGCCTCCTTGATCGTGATCGTGTCGTACTCCTTAGTAGTGGCTTCGATCTTCGTGATCTTCGTGGCTACATTAGCCTCGTCGACCATTACCACGTCGCCGACGCGGAAGTTGTGCCCCTTGGCGATCTTGACTGACTTCTCCGACGCCTGAACATCGCCAGCGACGCGGGCGATCTTGATAGCGTGGCAGACGCCATTCTCTGGTGCGCTAAGGGGTGTGCCCTCGAGGAGGTAGTCACCGCCTAGCTCCTTAGTGTCGACAGATACCCCACCACGAATATCCGCGATCTTATGAACGACGACGCGAGGTGTATTGTCGTCGCGACGTCTCTTTACGGTCATTGCCATAGTTAGCTCTGTTTTTTGGTTAATGGTTGTAAATCTGATACTGGCACGCTAGAAGGGCTGCTCACCGTCGGCAGCCTTACCTTCGCGGTGGTTGATTGCTTCGATTTGCTCCTTGGTGAGCTCCTTCTGTGTGCCTGCCCCGCCGCCACTGTGTGCGCTGGGCGTTTTGAAGACTGCACCCTTAGCTGCCAGTTCCTGACTGATTTGATCTACCTCCTTCGTCACGTCCGCTGCTAGCTTCGTGAACTCCTCATCGGACAGGGTGTCGAGTTTGATACGCTCGTACCCCCTCCGAAACGATTCGGGTAGACGTCCGTAGACGGCCTCAAGTGCTTGTCGTCGCCCCGTTTCCGTCCGCTCTGCGTCCCGCTTGTTCAGCTTCTCCTGGAGCGCCGTTAAGCGCTCGTCGAGAGAAGCGGCCCACGCTGGCACAGGCTCGTCCGTCTGCCCCTTGGGTGCGTTTTCGTTGCCGTTGCCTGACGGCGCGGGCGGTGTATTTGGCTTGCCATCACGGAGGCCATATTTAGCCTCGTAGTTCGCCACTGCGGTTGTCGATGCCTCGGTGGCGCGGCTGTCGCCGTAGCTCTCGATTACATCTACCATCTCGACGGAGACCCCCTCGACAGCGGTTGTCACCTGCTCGGGCGTGGTGGTAGTATTTGCCAGCTTATCGGCTATCCTACTGAGGATGACGACACTTCGCCCCGGGAACTTAGCGCGGAGTGCCTCGAGAATTTTTTCTTTCATACTTTGATCGATTAAAAATTAAACCGAATGGTTTACTCCCGCAAATGTACTCAATTTAGGCGAAGCCAAGCCGACCTAAGTGTTTTACATTGTGCTAGATGCGATATTCAAAACAATTTCAGGCTACTACCCATGCCGTATATTTACGCAAAAATTAGGCATAGACGCTTGCATAATCAAAATAGAAGGCTTACCTTTGCAGTGAAGATTTAACCGATCAGTTAAATTCAAACGAACAGAATAGCAACTAAACAACGAGAAGAAATGGAGCTAAGGAATATCAGGATTGACAAGCTCAGGGATGAACCACTTGGGAGTATGTACTCCATCCTATGGGATCTAGATGAGGTAGAGAGGCTCTACAAGAAGCACAAGACAAGCGTAAACCATCAGGGGAGCTTCCCACCTATATACAGGCACTACATGAGGCAGGTCGCCTGCCAGATGCTAATGGGGCACAAGGTCAAACAAAATCTGAGGCCTATAATGAAAATGCTATCAGATAAGAAGAGAATCTCCGAAGCAAACTCCCTAGGCGCAGACGTAACCCAGATAGTGCACGAAGCCGACTTCCGAGAAGGGGATCGGGTATTCCTGGTGTCCATCGTGAAGGATAGGGTAAGGGAAGGAGTACGACTGCCCCAAGATGCAACCTTATTCACGGAGGTTTGCCACAGCCACACATACTACATATACAGAATAAGATAGACAAGCAATGGAACATCAAGCGATCATAGAGATCCTGAAAGCGATCGGTGAGGGACTATACCCCTTACTGTTAGAGACTAGAGATGGCGTAGCCATAGAGAGCCCATACAAGCTCAGAGAGGGAACACGAGCCGAGGTATTCTATCGACTAATGTGGCTCACACAGATCGAAGTCGACACAGCCCTTGAAGCGTGGGGAAGAGACTACCCACGTGGAGGCTATCACTACACCTACTCAGGTAACCTAGGCGAACTAATTCAGGTAGCGATACCAGCACCTCACCAGTACTAACAACCACAGGCCGTCCCGCTCGCACTCATGCAATGTCGCACCCCTACCCCAAGTCGGCAGGGAATGTGGGAAAAGGCGGGGCGGCTTACTCAAAACGACAGACAAAATGAACTACAAGATTTACAATGTAGAGATGCTCACACGCCTCTCGATTGACTGCCACCAGCGGTCGGTAGCTAAAGGCTTTTGGGACAAAAGACATACCGAAGGGCATTATTTCATGCTCGCCTTTGGGGAGCTCCATGAGGCTATCGAAGCCGACCGCCTAGGGAAGTGGGCTAAGCTCACTCCCGAACAGATAGAGAGGCTTATAAGCCTCGAGGGCGAAGAGTTCGTCAAGGAGTTCGTCAGACTAGTCAAGGGCACCGTAGAGGAAGAGATTGCCGACACGGTGATCCGCCTTCTCGACATCCTGGGGTATATGATCGAATACAGAATACTTTCGGAGGAGGAAACAATCACCGATTTAGGCGTGTCTTCCTTCTATATTGAAGGGGTGACTACGCTTTCTGATACGGTTTGGCCAATCCTCCAAGAGGCGTGCTACCTGTGTACCAAGTACGCCCACCGACCCGCCATCCTCTACGCCATTAGGTCTCTGGAGCTAACCTTCCACCGAATTGGGGTTGACCTTATTGAGTATATCTGGATGAAGATACGCTACAACGAAACACGTCCACGCCTGCACGGCAAGAAATACTAAGAGATATGGATAAGATATTCCTTGGGGACACATACCGCACCAATGGCACCAACTTATTCGAAATAAGGCATTACATAATATATGCTGAGAGCAAAGATGAGGCCATAAAGAAGTTGGTCGAGTATAAGGATCTAGCGTATGTATCAAAAGTGTCAGATGGAGTTGTAGAACTTAATCTTAGCAAAATAGACGAGCACAAATTGCTGGAAAACAACTCAAACGCATATCTCATACGAGGATACTCAACAAGCAGTCAAACCAAGGTAGACATCATGGTCTTTGCAGAATCAGCTGCAGAGGCAAGACGAAGCGTGGCAGGCAAAAAAGAGATCCGAAACGTAAAGCTGCATATAATGCCTAAGATCCACGACATAATCCTATAGAGCTATGACACTCGAAGAACTCAAGAAGCACGCCAAACCGCTAGTATGGGAGAATGACGAGCTGGTAAGCAGAACATGCCTTCCAAACCACCAGGAAGGTATATACTCATTCATCTTCATCTATAGAAGTGAGAGTGGGGAGTATCACAACAACATAGACGACCAAGGGTACCCCACTAAGGAGGAGGCTATGCAATATGTCGAGGAGTACCACCTCAGAGAGCTAGCCAAGTTCTTCGACCTCGAAGAGCCAAACGAACAACAACAACAATCATGAAAAGATCAGAAATAGCAAGGTCGCTGAAGCCTATCCAGTGGACGTATAAACACGAGTTTGGTAGTTATGTAGCTACACTTGGCGTTGGCGGTAGAAGCCTCGTGTTAGAGATATCGCCAGCCTTGGGCGCTCCCACGGAATTTTATCTTACAATATGTAGAAACGAAGAGCTTATAGGAGAAGGCTACAAGAAAACACATAAGAACCTCGACGAGGTGATGAGTGAGGCAAGATCCTTCCTTATAGGTGAGGTGTGCGACCTATTCGAGATAGACGAAAACGAACCAGAGTACGCCATGATTGGGCAAACTACACCTATGTAGCTCGGGCAGGGCGCACTCATAACAACAAAAAAGAGAACAAGATGGACTACATCGTAAAGAACAGGATCACAGGCGCTATCTGTGGAGTATTCCCCTCAAAAGGACAGGCGGGCAAGTGGGTTGAGGAGTACACCCACGAGCAGAACGAAGGGCTATCCCCTGACACCCCCGAGTATTGCTCCCCGTTTGACTTCGAGTTAATCGAACAGGACTAACCAAGAGTATGCATAAGACGAGATCCCCCACCCGCCCCCGTGTGTCGCTAGCGTAGAAGCTCTGACACACGTACCATTTCACCCCACGGAGGGCGGGGAGCATCTAACTATCCTACCGGCATCGGATGGTGCACTACCAACAACGCTCCCCGACTACCCCGTGGACACCAACAACGACAAACGTACAAGCACATGATCGACGAAACCGAAGAAGAGCAATACAGGTCAAACAAGGGCGCTATGGTGGGGCAGTCTATCATCTGCGCTGGCCCTTACTGCAACAAGTCGTTCAGGAAGAGGTACTACCAGCAGGCATTCTGCTGTCTGAAGTGTAAAGATCAATACTGGAATAAGAAACGAGAGCAATGACACGAGAAGAAGTAAAGGAACAGCTGGCGAAGAACCCGCTGGAGTGGAAAGAAGCACCTGACCGTTTTGGCAATATTCGATTAGTGGCGAATCTGAAGGCTGGTGAGCTTAGTATCTACTTTGTAATAATCTATGAATATGAGATAGATGAAATAAAGAGAGCTATGTTGCTATTGATGGCTTCGGCTGATAGAGATGAGGTGGGAGAGTTCCTTGTTCGTAAGGTTAACAACTTCCCCTCACCAAGGGAGCTCAAAGCCATAGCCGAAGCCCACCGCCTAGACCTAGTATGCCGAATGCTGGGTATCACAGACTAACTACTAACATATATGAGATATGAAACTACTATTTTTTGACCTAGAGACGACGGGGACGAACCCCGCACGCCACGGCATCCACCAAATCAGCGGAATGATCGAGATCGACGGCGTCGAGCGGGAGCGCTTCGACTTCAAAGTCCGCCCCAACCCCAAAGCCGAGGTGCTGGACGAGGCTCTAGCTGTCGGTGGTGTCACACGAGAGCAGATTGAGGCTTACCCCCCTATGGAGGAGGTATACAGAAGCCTTGTTAGCATGCTTGGTCGGTATGTGAACAAGTTCAACAAGGCCGACAAGTTCTTCCTCGTAGGCTACAACAACGCCGCCTTCGATAACCAGTTCCTGCGGGGCTTCTTCCTGCAAAATGGGGATAACTACTTCGGCTCGTGGTTTTGGTCTAACTCCGTCGACGTTATGGTGCTAGCATCGCAGTATCTGCTCGCCGAGCGACCACTGATGCCTAACTTCAAACTCTCGACCGTGGCCTCACAGCTGGGCGTCTCAGTATCGGAGGACAAGCTCCACGACGCTCTATACGACATCTACCTCACCCGCGAGGCCTACCACCTAATGATAGACGAAGCCAAGGACGATGAGAATCGATAATACGGAGTATGTCTACATCGTACGCTTTCACGAAGCCCCCGATGGGCATACGGAGAGGTCGCATTACTTCTTTTCTCTGGCCGCTATATTCGACCGGTTCACTCCCGAAGAGGTGGGCTTTTCGGTATGGTCTCTCCACCGTGCGAGGGTTCGCGAAGGGAACAAATACGAGGGGCGGAGGTGTATAGTGTATCGAGTACCAGTGCATCGCAAGCCTCGACGAGCGAGGAAGAAAGCCTAGCCACTACACTACACAAGCCGAGGGGCGGACGTTGTTATGCACAGCGCCCGCCCCTCGTCGTTTTCACGTTGATCATGTGGTGTAGTCCTTATTGTCGCGGATGAAGTATGGGACGGAGGCCCCGCCGTCGATACGCCCCTTGTTCTCCGAAATCCACGCTTTGAAGCCCTCGGGGACGTCGCCCACGGCATTAACACTACGCCCGTCGGTGGGCTCTCCTCGTAGTAGCCGTTGCGTGTCGGCGGCCATCTCCTCGGGTGTCTTGAGGATGGGTGTCGTATAGCAACGGCAGTGCGGATGCCAGCCCGTGAATTTGAAGTCCTTAGGGTACTTGCCGACGAGGTCGTCGCACATACATCGGAAGGGCTTACCGTTGAGCGTGTGGTTGCCCGACAGATGCACCTCGACGCCGACGACGAAGTCGAGCGCCTGCTGTCGTTCGTGGTCGGCCGTGCGGTAGGCGATATTCGTCTCCGTGGCGGTCAGTCTCAGGGCGTTCTTGTAGCTCGATCTGTACACTCCCTGCCCTGGGTGGTAGGCCTTCGCACGCGCCGAGAGTTTGAGTTGGCCGTGTTCGTCGCGTACGCGCCTAAACAGCTTGTTAGGCTCTCGGAGGAAGCCTCGGAGTGATCGGGAGAGTTCGTCGGCGGACTTCCCACTACGGATACCGACGTCCAGACCCATTTCTATCTCGTCCTTAAACTGCGAGGTGTATCGCCAGACCTTATCACTCAATCCCAGCCCCTGCTCTTTTCGCTTGACGAAGGCCTCGCGTGCGTCCTCGTTGTTGCTTAGGAGCAGGCGCTTTCGCTCCTCCGGCATCGCCTCGAGTCTCTTGCCATACACACGCTTAACGAGGGCGTCGGTCTTGTTATTGGCCAGCGCCCACTCGGCACGCATACCCTGCTCGATGATCCCCTGCATACGCTTTTGCAGGCCCACCATAACGCCCTCGATACGCTTCTTCGCCGCGGGGTGCTTGTCGAAGGTGAAGATCTCCCCCTCAGGTGGCTTGACTCCGTGGATTGTGACGGCCACCGCTACCGCCTCGTATATAGCCTTGTCGTACGCCCCCGCAATCATACGTGTATAGGCCTCCATGTGCAGGCGGTGCAGCGCCTCGTAGTCGAGGCCTTCCGTGTGTCGGCGTCGGCGCGGTGTGATGAGCTTCTTTGCCATTGTCTGTCGTTAGTCCTTGCGTTGCTGGAAGTGCGGGCAGGCCTCCCTCGAGATGAGGTCGAGGAAGCGCCCGCCGTGCTTGTTGTACTTACATCGCCCGAGGGTAGGCCGTCCGTCGACGGCCGACGGGTAGGCGAGGTCGTGGATGAGTGCGCAGTCGCGACACTGCCGGCGTACGTCGCTACCGTCGCCCGCGACGACCTTTCTCCTCGTGGCTGTGGTGTTACTCCGCCTAGCCACCGATAGCGCCCTCCAATGGGTTAAACACGTCCCTCTTCGACTGCTCGGCTATCTCGCGCAGCGTCTGATCGACGTCCTCCGAGTGACCGAGCGCCTCGATTGCCTCGCGCTGTGACATAATAGGCAGGCCACCGCTCGCCGTGATGAGCATGTTGATCTGCTCCTGCTGGTCTCCGATAGCAAATGGTGTGATCTTCGTCTCGACAATGAGGGCGTCGATAGCGTCGGCGTACGTCGGAAGGGCGCTTTTGAGGAACGCCTTTACCACGTTAAGCTCGCGGTCGAAGAACTCAAGGAGGCGACCGCTCTCGTCCGTGACCTTCATCTGCGCGTCGATGAACAACTGCTTGCGGCTTTCTCCAGAGAGTGCCTGCTGGCTCATCTTCTCGTACGACCAGTCAGGGAGCTGGAGCTGCGTAAAGAAGAGCGAGCGGAGGTTGTCGACGAAGAACTTGAGGTTATCGACTGCCTGCTCCCACGTCACGTACTCGGCTTTTGCCCCACTCGGGTACTGCATCACGGATCGGAACTCGCGGTCTTGGCTCTTCTCGTCGCCGTAGGAGATAACCTCGTCGGCCATCACGACAAACAGCGGCTTCGAGTTCTTACGCAGGTAGTTGCCGTTGCGCGATAGAGCCATTTCGATCTCGTAGACGGTCTCCGAGGTGTTCTCCCAAATAGGCGTAGGGCGGTACATATACACGGCTGGGATCTTGCCTAGGGTGGTTGCCTCACGCTCTACCTCAGCCCACTTACCTTCGCCTCCGTCGCTATATCGGACGTGCAGGCTATCGGTGTAGGTATCGAAGTAGTTAATCTTCGACTTGCCCACCTTGCGGGTATAGCCAACCGATAGGGCTACGAGGTCGCCGTACTCGTCGAAGAGCGGGTACAGCGCATCGCCGAGCATCGGGGAGAAGTTACGGCAGCGGAACTTGAGGCGGCTGTCAAAGCCGTACACGTTGTTAGGGGCTTCGGTGGCGTACCAAAGCGTCAGCACCTCGCACCCTGCGAAGAGCATGTTTAGTCGCTCGATATTCAGGGTGTCGACGCGGTTGCGTAGGAGGATCGCCTCGAGGTACTGCGCTACCTCCTTCTGCCGTTCATCGGCGGGCTTGTAGATGCGCTTGACTGGTATGCCGACGCATAGCTCCGTCATACGCTTGACGGCGAGGCGCTGGAGGTCGAGCGCCACGCGCGTAACCTTCTCGATACCCTCCTTTCCTACCACGTCTGGGTACTGCGTCTTGTCCATCACTGGGTGGTACTTAGGGTCGTACTGGCCCTCTAGGTTCTTCTTTCCCGCCCACACGGGTACGTCGACAGCCTTCTGTTTGAGTGCTGTGAGCTTGTCCTCGATGGACACAGAGGTGTCGTTGATGAGGTCGTTGATATGTGACATCTTTCTCTCGGTTTTGGTTAGTGTCGTTATGTTGGTAGCACGCTACACAAGCGTGCTAAGTCGTGCGAGGTCTATACGGCCACCTGTTGCGGCGTGTGTCGGGTAGAACGTGTTGGCGAGGGCGTCGAAGCGGTCTGGTGAGCGCCCGAGGCGCTTCTTTATCTCGTCCTTCTTCTCGATGAGGATACGGCCGTCGGATCGGAACGACCAGCGCACCTCGGTCATCTCCTCGGCCAGCTGGTCGTCTGGCGGGAGCATTGCGCCCGTGTCATTCTTCGGGTTGAGCCAGTCGCGCACCGCCCAAAAGAGATAGGCGCGGAGGTTGGCGAAGCGGTACTGCCCCGTCACGTCGGTGAGATCGCGGTCGCGTATCTTCGCACCCGCGCTGTACTTACAGCTGATAAGTAGACGGCTATCTCCGCCCAGCTCCTCGAGACGGCTATACACGCCTGCACCCTCCCCGATAGTGTCGATACTCACAATGAGGTTAGGCTCACGGCGTCGGCGTGCGTGTACCTCGCCAGCGACGGCCATGTGGTCTGCTCGACCGCCCGAGTTACGGCAGTCGAGTGGGAAGACGTAGCTCCCCTTTCGCTCGCAGAAGCAGGAGCTGTCCCGCCCCATCCCCGCGACGTCGACGCCGAGGATGCGCTGCTCGTAGGCTGGTGGCTCTTTCCCTCCTGCCCGTCTCCAGCGATCGACGGCAAGGTCGATCCATTGCTGTGGGATAAGGACGTCGTCGCCGACCTTCGGGAAGCATCCGAGCACCTTCTTTCGGAACAGATCCTCGGGGCGATACCACTGCCCCTCGAACTCGAAATCATCCTGCTCCTCGGTGCGGTCGCGCTCGTCGATCGGCGTACACCACTCGCGTATCTTATCGACGACCCAAGCGTAGTCCACCTGCCCAGGGATCACGACGCGCTTCTCACGGACATTAGGGGCGGTTAGGCTGTTGAGGCGGAACTTCGCCCAGCGGTCGCCCTTGTGGCTTCGCGCCGCGTAGCCCGTCGTCGTGTTGGGGTTGAAGACGAGGAGGATGCGGGAGTCCCCCTGCAGGTTACCCTCGATAGCGGCGAACGTGTCCTCACCGATACCCGAGGCCTCGGTGATGATGAACATAGTGTGGACGGCGTGGAAGCCAGACCAAGCCTCGTGATTGTGTTCGTCCGCCTTGAAGCCCGTAAGAAACCACTCGTCGTTACTCGTTCGAATGTCGTAGGCGTTCAGTCGCCCTGGGAGATCGACGCCACGACGGCGTGCGCGGTTGAAGAGGCGCGCCACTTCGGGCATCATGATATTCTTCACCTGTCGGTCGGTCGGCGCTGTGAGTGCGACCTTCGTGTTCTCGATCATCTCCCCCTCGGCGTTCCAGCGTGGCGTGAGGTAGAGGAAGCACACGGCGGCGCAGGCGGCGACGAAGTCCTTACCACGCGCCGTACCCGAGGCCACCGACGTGCGTGGATTGTGTTGCACGGAGCGCAGGATCGCCTGCTGTTCCTCGTCGAGATTGACGCCTAGCGCCTCACGGGCGAACTTGCACCAGTCGGCACGCCACGACGCGACGAGGTCGACGCCCTGCTGTCTCAGTCGTCCCTCCTTGTTCGTCGTTCGTGTCTTCTTTGCCATTGCCTACTCGCCTCGTGAGACGCCTATATTTGTCGTAAGGTAGTCTGTGTACCCTGCAGTGTTGCTTCCAGTCGATACGTCCTTCCCGATCGTCCTATGCTCTCCGAGGTAGGTCACCCCGAAAAGCGCTTGTAGTTCAGCGTCAAGGGCGGATACCTCACTCTTAGAGCTGTGGAAGTATATGTATCTATGCTTCCCGACCTTCGAGAGGAGGCGGAGGTGTTCGACGATCCCCCAGTACACCCCTTCGCCACGCTGCCCATACCTACTCGCATCGGTCGATAAGTACGGAGGGTCGACGATTAGTACCGCTTCGTCTGGAAGTTCACGCAGCACCTCCTCAAACGAGGCAGACACGCGCTCCACTCCGCAGAGATAGCCGTCGGCGCTGTACCTATCCATTACGAGGTTGTTGTAAAGTGCCGCGCTTTCGCTCACGTCGGTCTTGTTGTTCGCTGAGAACGTTACCCAGCTAACGATTGTCCCCATATCGAGGCCTTGGGATTTTGCCCTGCGTAGAATTTCGAGCACTCTGTTATGATCGTCGGTGCCTGCTGGAATCTTCCCGTTGCGAGGGAAACGAGCTAAGACGTCGCGGAGTTCGTCGGCCACATCATTTATATCTCCGATTTGGTTTAGTCGAGCTTGATAGTCGTCGTAGTCGTTCCAGATGACACTAAGATCTGGGCGCGCGTTCTTCACGACGTGGGCGCACAAGCCGCTTCCGCCGAATAAGTCTACGACGATCGATCCGCTCGGCAACGCTTTAGCTATCTCCTCCAGCTCATTCACCCATCTACGCTTCTGTCCCTGAAAAGGTAGCGGCGCTTTCGTATATCTCATTTTATTAGTCCCTTTAATTGTTATTCGTCGTTGTCGTCGTCCGTGGGAGCGTCGAGGTCGATCTGCCCGCTCTCGATAAGGAACGAGGCGAACGAGACGCCACCGCTGATGTCCTTCTTCTCGGGTGCATAGAGGCCGAGGAGCTTACGGCGTTCCATTAGTTGCTTTCGGATTTCGGCGATATACGAGACGTCGCCGAGGCCTGCCTTGGTCTTCTCCGTCTCGGTGGCCTCGACTGTCTGCAGGCCTCCGCCCGAGCCGTTAGCGCCTGCACCCGCAGGTCGTCCGCGCTTGCTCTTGTACACCTCGGTCTGAGCCTCCTTCGAGCGCTCCCACTGCCCCCAAAGCTCTCGCACCGTGTCGTCGATGCGCTCCAGCTCGAGCTGTATAGCGTCGTCCATATCCTCGAGCCTACCCGAGCGCCACTCCTTGAGCAGTACCTGTATGTCTCGATGCACGACGCTCGTCGAGTAGCTCGCGAGGTCGAGGCGCTTCATCACCTCCTCGCTGATCTGTCGACACGAGTAGCCCTTTTTGTACAGCTCGGCGACTATCACCAGTCGCCCCTCGCGCTTTCGCTTTGCCTTTTCGTTACCTGCTTGTTGAGCTTTTCCCATAGTCTGTTTTGTCGTTTTGGTTAGTCGTTAGTGTCCGCCTCGAGCGTGGCCTCCATGTCGGCCTCCTCCTCGCTCGTGTACTCGATAGCGGGGAAGTGGCTCTTTATCTTCCGTGGGTCGCCCTTGTAGAATACGAGGACGTTCTGATGGCACTTTACCATCTTTCGCGTCTTCATGCAGTTTGTTACACGGAGCGCCGTACTCGCGCCGCTCTCGATAAGTACGACCTCGTTATAGAGAGGCATACCCGCGTCCTTGAATATACGCTTCACGTCGCCGACGAGGTCGTAGTAACAGCCCGTGCGCTTATCGCGGACGTCTCCGACGACTACCACGGCGAAGCGGTTGTTTTTGAGGCATCCGATCGCGTTGTGGAACGCGTCGCGGAGGATCTGCAGGAATTCCTCGTAAGAGCCTTGGTTGCTGGCGTCGTTCGGCAGGTCACTGTATACCTCGACGTCGTAGTATGGAGGGCAGGAGAATAGGAGATCTTGGCTATCGGCCTCGACGTGCTTAGCGACGTTACGGCCGTCGTCGCATACGTAGGCTATATCGAGGCCTCGCCCCTCGATCACTCGCTCGTTGACGTCTACCTGCTCCTGTCGTAGCTCTATGCCTCGGAATGTATGACCGCACGTTGCGAATACAAGACCCTTCTGCGTGTCACCTGCGAAGGGGTCGAAGATCTTACTGCCTTCGGAGGGCGTAAACCACTTACACAGCACCTCGGCGAGTACGGGGTCGAATAGCGAGACGCCCGAGGTCAAGACCTTGCTATCCTCACGCTTCTCCTCCTCCGATACGTACTTATCGAGGTACTCGCGAAACGATATACCAAGCTCCTTTCGCCTCTCCCTCGAATTGTAGTATATATTCGGGTATCTCATCTCGATCTGAGTCATACACGTACCCTCCCTTGTTTCTCCAGCGTCTCCAATGATCTCTCGCCAGACTTTCTTGCGTCGCTGCCAGTATCCCTTGCGGGTGTCGAGTATCGAGAATGGCGGAACGATGAAGCGGTCGACGAGCGATGGCGCGGGCGTGTCGTTGCTTCTATCATCGTCGGCATCCGCATCGTCGGCGTCCTCATCCAAGCCATCGGCGTCGGACTGCCACACGTTCAGACCCCATTCCTTTAGCTCTGCCTCGTCCCACTCGTTGGCGAGGGCGTCGTAGTCCCACTCACCGAAGCCGACGTTGTCCTTGATGATGAACTCGCGCGCCTCGGCGTCGGTCAGTCGGTCGGCTTGTAGGATGACGGCCGTCGGGGCGTCGCGCCACGCGAGCCAGCGATTAAGGAGCGCCTCCTGCTCGGGCTTCGGTTTCTTCGCGAAGTCGGGGAGCAGTGCGAGTCGGTTGCCGATGGAGTCGTGGCTCATGTCGGCTATTGCGCAGAGCGCACGATAGCGCATATTGCCACCGAGTGCGGTCATCGTTGCGTCGACGACGATAGGGCGAAGCTCGAGCATCTTAGGGAGGACGAGCAGGCTATCGACGAGGCGCTGAAACCGCGCGCCCGAGATAGAGCGAGGGTTAGCCGCGTTGGCCTGCACCTGCGAGAGCTTGACGATCTCTGGTGTTGGGGGCTGTTTCGTTGTATCTGTCATATTGCAAAATTACTCTAAAGTGATTGTATTTCAATCACTATTAGGGTGTAGGAAAGAGTCCGCCCCCTCGATAGTGCGACGGATAAGATCGAGCGTTGCGCGCGTTGTCAGTGTGTCTGGAGTGACTCGGAGGACGCGCCAGCCGAGTGCTGTGGCGGTATTGTACTTATCCATATCACCGAGGAAACCACGTGGTCGGGTGTGCCGGCCCTGTGTCCATACCCCACCCTCCACCTCGACGGCTATCTTATGCTCTGGTATTGCGTAGTCAAAGCGCCACCTACGCACGGGGTGGAACTTCAACTCCCGTACGCAGGTGACGCGTAGGTCACTCCGACAGAGGGCCGTGAATAGGTCACTCGTGGCCATGTCGGAGGCCTTTGCTTTGGTCTTGGTCTTTGCCATTGAGGCTACTTAATAGGGTGCTTCGCCCGTGAGCGTTCGAGTTCGTCCGTAAGGCGTGCGATCTCGTCTTCGAGCATGGATTCTCGGTGTGCTATGACTCCCTCGCGTGCCTCGTCGATAGTCGAGTATATGCCCTTGAGTATACGCCCACCAAACACAGAATGCAAGACGGCATACCGCCCGCAGTCCTCCGAGATTCGATACTGCCCTTCGGTACTCCACGGCACCCCGATGACGAGGTCGCCGTCGGCGGATGTGTAGAACTCATCGGGGCCTACGCTACTACAGCGCTTCTCCTCGTCTGTATTTGCGAGGGTACTCTCGTCGATTAGTCCGCAGATGATCTTCGACGCCTCACGCCATTGGTAAAGCAGGGCCATCAGCATAGCCTCGCGCACCTTCTCCGTCGCTCCGTTTGCCTCGCAGTGCATCTCGACGGCATAGGTAGCGCGTGTGCGGTAGTCGTCGGTGACAGCCTTGTAGTCGATTAAGGCGTGTGCCTTGTGGCAGTAGTCTCTAGCCTTGTATAGGTCTAGCGTTCCACCCTTATAGCGATAGCGCGTGAGATACTTCACGACGTTTCCCTGCAAGAAGTCGAGGTTGAGTGCCGCGATTAGGTCGATGGGTTGGCTCTTGAGGTCGGTGTAGTGCGTTCCACCCACCTGTGTATCGAGTGTATTCATTTCGTTTCGTTTTCTGTGTTGGTTTCTGTATAGCCCGCCCTACGTTTTCGGCAGGGAGGGCGCTTTCTAGGTATGGTTGTCAGCCCTCGACGAGGTAACCCTTTTCGATTAGCTTCCATGTAGGCCAAAATAGCCAGCAATCCGAGCTCTTAAATCCGCCCTCTTCGGCTTTCATTCGCTTCTTTCGGGCCTCGGCTATTAGCTTCTTCTTTGACCTGTAGTAGTCGTTCCTGCATAGCTTAACGAGCAGCGTCTTTGGAGTCGTTGCTACCGAGTAGGTTTCGACGGCTTCGATGCAAATAGCCTCAGCCCCCTTCGTGTTACTCTCGTCGCATAGCTTGTCCACGACGTAGCGAAATACCTCCTCGGGTATAACGACCCTCCTCGAAGCGTGAGGGCGATACGTAGACTGCTTTTCACTCATGGCTAGAAGGGGAGTTCATCTGCTACCGCTTGGGCTGTGGCTTGCGCTGGAGCGCCGTTGGCGACCCTATTCGCCTGAGGTGAAGCTGGGGCAGCCGTCTGAGCCGTTGGTGTGGTAGCCGTGGGCACTGGTGCTGGTGCCGGTGCTGGTGCTTGCACGCCCAGATGGTCGTTGTAGACGACGTTCCACGCTCGGACGTCTGTATACCAGCGGCCGTTAAACTCTCTACTCTCAATGTCGATGGAGACCGTCACCAACCGCCCGACCTGCACGGGGAACTTCTCGACCCTGTCGCCGAAGAGGTTGATACACACCATGCGGGGATATTTCTCCATCGTCTCGAGGATGAAGTCCTGCTTTTGCCACGCGTTGCCCGACTTGCTCATGCCCGTCTGAAGGGGAAGGACGTTGTAGACGATGCCCGAAATGGAAAGAGGTGCGTTTGTAGCTGTCGTGATTTCGCTCATAATTAGCTGATTATTAGTGATTAGTAGTTATGTTCTATCTGTACCCGTTCTGTGTGAGCGAGTTAGAAGGGAAGCGGAGAGCGATCTCCGTCGGTATCCCAGTCGGACAGACCTATTGCGTACTGAAGTGGATCGCTATCGGTGTCGAATGGGATAGCCGTCGAGGCCTTAACCTCTTCTATGTTTCGACTGTCGACTAGGTCTAGGTGCGATGCGTTGTCCCAAGCTGGGAGTATATCCTGCACGTAGGGGACATAACGGCCGTTGTTGAGGTTGTAGTGGAACAAAGCTGTCCCACATTGCCCTAGATGTCTAAACTTGACCTTTTGCACGTGCACCTCTACGTTGTTCGCTTGCCTGTTGCGATGGACGACGATACCGAAGTCGGCCTTGTTGAAGAAGTTTGCCGATCCGCTGATGTCGTAGAGGGTTGGGGCTTCGATGATGCCGTCCTTATTGCGTGGCTGCTTCGTCGGGTGCGCCATTAGGATTACGAGGAGGTCGTTGCGCTGTGCGAAGTTCGTTAGCTTGTCGAGTAGCTCGGAGATGTACTGTGTTTCGCTTCGTGTTCCCTGCTCGCTCTCGAGTCGGTTGTATGGGTCGATTACGAGAGCCTTGATACCCTTTCGTCTGACAAGTGCCTTGGCTTTCTCGAGGATATTGTCGACTTTGAAGCTGTCGGTCGGTGAGATGAAGAAGAAGTCGCTCTCGAGGTGTTCCTTGACCTTCTTGTACTCGACGTTCGAGAGGCTCGACTTCGAGAATCGTCGTCCCGTGAATTTTTCGATGAGCTTCGAGGCGTGGTAGGCGAGGGGCGCATTCTCGGGGGAGAAGTAGGCGAATCGCCAGCCGTAGCGGACGTTTAGGCGTTCGGCTATCTCGTCGATGAACTCAGACTTCCCCGAGCCAGGGATACCGGTCACGATACAAAGGCGCTTCGTCTCGAAGGAGCAGAGAGCGTCGAAGTTCGGATGTCCGATGGTCACCCCCTGTTGCCAGCCACGCTCGAAAAGTGCGTCGAGCGACCCTTCGAAGTCGGTAATCGTGAACACACCGTCGATTTTCGTCTCTGGTGCGTCGGCGAGGCATTGCAGGAGTGAGGCCTTGCCGTACTTGATTAGGTGCTCGTTAGCGTCCTTACACCCTTCGCCGTACTCTACGACTCGACAGCGCTCTGCGCCGAATCGTCGCATTAGTTCGTCGCGTAGGACGACCCCCTTAGTGTCGGTATCGACCGCTATGTAGATGACCTCCTTGTCGTCGAAGTACTGCTCGAGGTAGTCGTCGAGGTACTCTAGGTTTGCGTTCGCGCCGTTGGGTACGCTCACCACGTCGAGGCGTCCGCACTCGACGAAGCTAAGGGCGTCCATTTCGCCCTCGGTGATGATGCACTCGGGTGTCCCTCCGACAGCGTTGATGTTGTAGGGGAGGAGCTCTGCGCCCGACACGAGCTTGAACTCCTTACGCCCCGTGCGATACTTGACGTTGACCAGCTCCTCGCCTCGGTAGTAGTTAAATTGCACCGTGTTCTCGGCCTTGCCCGTTTGTGGCATCCACTCCATGCCCTCCGTCACGTTGAGAGCCCGTAGTGTCTGCTCACTGATACCTCGTGATGCAAACCACGCCAGCGCCTTAGCGCCGACCTGATGGCGTTGCTCCTCGGAGGCCTGCGCCGCGGGTAGCTTGTACACCTTCTTCTGCTTGCGGATCGTGGCTTTCGCTTGCCAGTCGCCCTTGACGCGTACCTCGTTCGTACCCGACCAGTTGCAATAGTGGCAGTGCCATACGCCCTTGTCGAGGTCGACGGAGAGGCTCTTGTCTCGTTTGTTGCTCCGCTGGTCGTGGCACTGTGGGCAGATCGTCTTGATCTTTCCCGAGCGACGGCCGTAGGGGATGTCTATCCCGAACTCGGAGTAGTCTTTATGCTTGATCTCCATAATCGCTCTCTAAGCGTCGATTTTTACGCGGGTGGTATAAGCATACGCTTCGATGGTATGAAGCCGACACGCGGCGATTGTGTGGGCAAAAACGGGTATTCGTTGCTTCATCATTGATCTCCGCCGTTAGGTTAGATTAAGATCCACGTCTCCGAAGAGGCGTCCCACTGATGTCGTGCCGATGGTCGTGCCGGCGCATTGGACGGTATGGTTGCCACGCCAGATCCGTAGGTGCGTCGCCCAGTCGTCGGATCAATACGCTCGTCAACTCCTAGCTTCATCCCCTGGACCGTTGTTGTTGTCGCGTGGGAAGCCTTCGCCGAGCGGTTGTTGTCGTAGTTGCCCTCGAGCACCTTGACGACGTTTGCCGATGATCCGATTAGCCAGTCAAATGTCGCTACCCATCCCGACGCGTTACCGCCGAGTAGGAAGGTGGACTGCCCGACGCGCTCGAAGAGTGAGCGCATCTGTCGGATGGCCTCGTCCGTGTCTTTCGACAGCTCGCCGAGGCGGAGACGGATCTTTTTTCGTCGCTCGTCGGTGATCTTCTTCACCTCCTGGAGACGGTCGCCCAGGATCTCATTCCACGCCGTCACGACCTCCTCGCACGCATGTGCGCGGAGAGGTCTCTCTTCTTCTCTTCTCTTCTCTACTCTACTCTTCTCTACTCTGTCGTGTTTCTGTTCGCTGAAACCCGACTCGACTGCGTTTCTGTCGTCGGTAATGGTGGTTTCTGTGTGCATTAACTCCGTTTCTGCGTTTAGGGTGGGTTTTTTCGGCAGGTCGGTTTTGCGACGCTTGTAAACCTCGGATAGGTACTTCACGAAGTTCTCGATCCAAATAATGCGCCCCTTGCGCCATAATTCGGCGTCCACTTTGCCCAGATCTATAAGAGTGTCGATGATACTGTTTGCAATATCTCCACTTGTTCGGGTTCTTGCTAGCAGAAACTCCCACTCAACCGCATTTTTGCAGGAATAAAAATGCCCCTCACTCTCGCCGAGTAGCTCAAGGAGCTTAAACCAAAAGGCGTAGCCGTCATTACCGTATTTGCCTTCGAGGATATAGAGTGTTTTGCCACCCTTGCAGTAGTGCAGGAAGAAGTCCACCGTCTGTCTTGTTGGTCGTGCCATTGTTGTCACTTGCTATCTGTTCGTGGTCGTTGTTTGTCGTGTCGAATCCGAGGTGTCGTAAATGACAAGAGCCTCGAGCGGTTGGCTGGCTTATGGCTGCCAAGCCGTCCCGTCCGAGGCTCTATCCACTCACAATACTAAAGCATCAATAGCCAAACAACGGGGTAAAGATAGTGATTAAAATCCAATCACCCAGGCCGTGATTTATCATCCAGTTTACGGCGTAGCTTTATGGAGACTATCTTCGCTATTCGCCTCGCGTTAGCGCCCCTACTTCCGCCTCCATGGGCTAGCCCGATGAGGATGCCCAGGACACGAACAATCGACTGGGCGTCGCTATCCGATATTTGTATCATAGTTTCACTACCTGAGGGTTAGGCGTCGCTCCCCCTGCACTTCGCGCGTATACTCGTCGGCTAGGTCGGGGTGGTCGGCGCTGAAGGCCTTCGTGTCGAACTTCACCGAGGGCCTCGGTGACTTGAACGTGGCGATCGTCTGCCCGCCGTAGCTTATGGCCTCGGCGTCGGCAAAGGCGAGCTTAATCTTGTCCTCGCAACGTAGCTTACGCTCCTCGAGGACGGCAAGATCTCGCCGTATCTCCTTCAGCTCGTCGTAGGCTCGGACGACGTCCTCCCCTACCTCGAGGATCTTCCCGTCGGTGTGTCGGTTGTACTTTAGCAGTACGTCCTTGACGCTCGTCTGTGCAGGCTCTTTGCCGTTTACAAAATTGTCGATCCAAAAGCGCTCGACCTCCTCGATGAGCCACTCGAAGAAGTCGGTGACGAGTCGCAGATCCTGGTAGCCAAACTCTCGTCCCTGAGTCAGCCAGCCGATACTCCCCTGCTCTATTCGAGCTACGCCGAGCTGGTACTGCACTTGGCAAAACCAGTGCTTCGGGAGGTCGTCGGCGTCGATCGTCTTCTGCGTCGTCTTGCACTCGAGGATGCCCGTTGCAGTGTGTTCGTCGTCGAGCCAGTAGAGGCGGTCGGGAGATACGCGGAGGTAGGGCTTCTCGTTGTCAATGATCAGCCAGTCGCCCTCGGAACAGAGGTCTACCTCCCTACCTGTTGCATCTTCCCAAAACCTAGCGACCGCGGGCTCGAGGATATGGCCGGCGCGCATCGCGAAGTTCTCCTCCACTGGAGGATCGATGCCCACCTTTCGTCGCCATAGCTGGTACGGCGTCTCGAAGGGGTTGAGGCCTACTATCGTGGCCACCTCTGACGAGCCTATGCCAGATCCTCTGTATTTGAGCCACTCCTGATGGTCTTTTGGCCGTATGATTGTTGTGCTCATTTTGCCTCGGTGGGGTTATGCCTTACGAAACCAAATACCCGACGCCTTCAGGTACTCCGCTAGGGCGACGAGCTGTTCGCGCGTGCCTCGCACTACCATCGTACGCTCGAGGATCTCTGGCACAACTACCTCTGGAGCTTCGGTTGTAGGTGCTTGCGAGGCCGTCGGTGCGACATACTCCTGACGCGTGTCCTGCGCCTCTGATTCAGCCCGCTTCCTAGCCTCCTTATCTTGCAAGCGCTTGCGGGCATCTTGTAGCTCTGTCGAGTAAGCTAGTGCTCGGGTTATGTCGAGGTTGTTGAGGTAGTAGGCTCTAATGACCTCTCGGTCTTGCTCGGGGACTACGTTTAGAGCTTCGAGATCGGCCTCGATCTTGAGCAGGCGCTGACCCATTTCCTTGTCGATGGCGGGCAGTCGCTTGCTCTTGTTGAGCCACCGATCATCCCATACGGCCGATAGGGGTATTAGGGTGATATTTTTTCTCTCCCACAGCTCCTCGATAGCGGCGCGCTTCTCGGCTTTCGCCTTGCTCTCTACGACCTTGACGACCGCGTCGATCTTCGTACTTCCTTCAGTTATCATCCTGACCGTGTCTCCGATGACCGCCTTGAACTCCTGGAACGGTGCGCTCCAATCACGCTCAAGTTGGATACGCTTGTCGTTAAGCTCCTTAGCAGCCTTGTTCAGGAGGGCGCGGTCGGCCTTTGCTTGGTCGACATTCTCCTCGGAGTAGTTCTCGGGGGTGTAGCGCTCGAGCGTCGCGGCGACGTGGTCGCGTAGTTGTAGGGCGTTCGTTGTGAGTGTTCCGAGCGTCAGCTCTCGTACGTCGAGCGCGAGGTCTTGTTCGTTCAGTGGCTGTATGGCCGTTGTCGTTGTTGTTTCCATTGCTATTCGCTTTTTACTTGGTTGATTACTAGAGGAGTGTATCGTCGCTCTGATCTCCAGCTGGGAAGATTTCACCTGTCTGGTCGTCGACAAACTCGGTAGGTGCTACGGCCGTCGCCCTGGCCCTTGCCATCGCTTCGGCCGCCTTGGCCTGAGGAGCCCCTGCGTGGACTTCCTCCGATATGACGTCCTCGACGTGTGCGTCGTTGTCGACATATTGCGGTGCGCCGTCATGGGTGTTAAATACGGCCTGATCTGCTGAGATGGCCTGCTGCATCTCTACCGATAGGATACCAAACCCAGAGAGTAGTCTCTTGAGGACAGTCTTGCGCGCCATCGCGTCGAAGTTCTTCGACCACTGCGACGACGTCCAGCCCTTGTCCTTGTCCGCCTTGTACGTCTGCGAGTACTCGTAGGCGTGTGCCTCGACTTCCGCCTTGGTCATGTAGAGCGTTTTTTCGAAGCCATTCGTGAGGCGTATGAATGCGGCATAGCCTACTGTGGGGAGAGTCTCTCTGCTCTGACGAGCCTCGAAACGCATCTCTCCGGCCAACAGGTCGAAGTCCTTGAGCTCTCCCTCCTTAATCTCTGTTACGTTGATTGTGCGGTACTGTCCGGTTCGGATAGCCATCTGAATGAAGCCTCTATAGCCGATCTGGAACTGCGCCTCGGTCTTCCCCGTCTTTCGGTTTTGGTACGGGATAACGTACGCAAAACCGAGGTTTGGATCGAGCGGCAAGTCTAATACCGTCGCCTTGATCCCGGCGAAGATGATGCTCCGTGGATCGCAGGCCTGTAGCGCTGTATTGTTCGCCACGAGTGAGGAGATGTTGTTGACGAACGAGTTCTTTTTGCTCATTAGCACCCTCTCTATGTAGGCCTGAGTTTGAGGGCTGTGAAGCGTGTCATCGAACTGTTTGAATGTGCTTACCTGTAACATTTCGTTTTCGTTTTTAGGGGTTATATGCGTGATGCTTGTATGCGGTTTGTGCGGCGTCGCGCCGTGTAGGTGTCGGCCTCGGCGGCGATCTCGTCGCCCGTCTTGACCTTAGTATCAAGCAGCCACTCTTCCAGCTCCGACTTGCGGAAGTAGAGGCGGTTGCCTCGCTTGTAGTGGGGGATCTTCCTCTCGCTCGTGAGGCGGTAGATACGCCCGACGCTAAGGCTAGTAAACGTCGAGGCTTCCACCGCGTCGAGGATCGTCTTAGCGCTTATCCTCGTGAGTGTCTCGATGCGGTCAAGCCGATCGGCTATTTCTTTGTTGTCCATTGCTTCAGCGTCGTGTTAATTAGAAGATGATGCCTGATCGGTGTGCAACACGCCCAGCCAGAACAGCGGCGACTAAGAGGTATACTCCAGCAGCTTTTATGGCGATCCATTCGGTGAGGGTAAGGGGTACGGCGGTGTCGGGGGCTTCGTCTCCAGCCAGTAGGGCTAGGCCTGCTAGACCGATGATTACCACGACAACCTCTACGACTATCCTCAGGAGCTTTTCCCGGTTGTTGTGCTTGTGTTCGTTCGTCTTCATCGCTTCTCGGGGTTTTCGAGCGCCTCCATACGGCGGCGGATCGTGTGAATGGTGTTCTTTGAGTGCAGACCGTACTTGTCGCACAGGTAGCTGTATACGCCTACCTTGCGCACTCCTTCGCCTTTCGTCAGCTTCTTGTAGTCGGCGTAGATGCGCTTATCGCGCTCGAGCCGCTCACGCTGGTAGGGTGTAAGTAGTTTTTTGTCCATACTATTGCGGTACTTATTTGTATCTTTGTTCGTGGTACTTTTTAGTACCCACTGCAAAGGTATAACCTTTTTGGTAATATCCAAAAATCGCTAGGGTTATACCTTGGCAATAAGCAGGTTAAACTATTATAACCTAAAAGGTTATGGATGGAGAAAAACTTTTAGAGCTGGGCAAATTCCTCCGCGATACGGGGCATACGCAGGCCTCGATAGCCACTCAGCTCGGCGTAAGCCAGCCGTACGTGAATGCGCTCCTCACGGGGCGCAAGTCATTTGGAAAGTCGCAGGCGAAGAAGTGGGGAGATCTGTACGGCCTCTCCCCGTCGTGGTTGCTCACTGGGGAGGGGGCAATGATTAAGGACGCGCCCACATACGTAGAGGATAACCCTGGGGCATCGCTCCCAGACATCGGACAACGCACCGACGTATGGGTAGGCAAGGACGGCCGCGTCTATTGGACGGAGGCTATACAGGTCGGCGACGAGGAGGACTACCACAGAGCGACGCAGGAGGGCGTTAAGCTCATCCCCGAGTTCGCCGAGGCCTTCCGCGGTGGCACGACGGGCGAGGCCGAGGAGTTGCGCACCGTCGACACCTACTGGGGACTGCCCGACGTCGACGGCAATATGGTCGTGCCTATACGAGGCGACTCGATGGCGCCACGCTATCCCGCTGGCTGTCGTGTCGTCCTTAAGCCCTATCCCTTCAACCCACGACGCCCGCTGCTCCTACCCTTCGGCGAGGTCTTCGCCGTGGCCGTTCGCCAGGAGGAAGGCTACCCGCCGACACACTACCTGAAGAAGATACACCGCCACCCAGACAAGGCGAAGGAGAATGACTACTACATCGCTCGGAGTTTTAACAAGGAGTACGAGGACTTCGAGATACCTATCAATGATATATGCTTCCTCTCAGCGGTCGTCGCCAAGATCGACCTCGAGCACACCTTCACGTTCTAACCGTTCCCGAAATGGAAACACTTGCCCGCTATACACCTATGAAAAGAATTACCCTCTCCCTGCTCGTTATCGCTCTCCTCAGCGCCCCCACCCTGACGTCGTGCAAGAAGGACGGCCCCGCCGAGGTTGTGAAGCCCTCGAGTCGTATTTCCGAAATCGCTCGCACGCTGTCTGGCGCGTTCCATGGCGAGCAGATGGCCTCGCCCTCTACGTTCGCTAAGCCCGTCATCGAGGTAGAGGAATTAGTCTTCACGCCTTACGCCTCGCCACGGAAGAAGTACTACACACGCGGGGGAGAGGAATTTGAGGCCTTCGGAGAGGTCACGTCGGAGAGCTATACCAGGATCGACGGCGTCGCCCAGCAGTCGACGAAGCGAAGTAACCTCTACTCGTTACGCGAGGTGGGGAGTTCGGTCTACCTCACTATCTACTCCCTCGACGGCGGGCTAAAGGACTACGTCACGGGGAAGAAGGCGCGCGTAATTACCGACGTCACCTCCGACGGCTTTAAGCTCCTGCGCTTCGATGGCGCTACCTCTGCGTCTGATAAGATGGCGTTCACACGCCGGTAGGGCTATGAAGGATCGAATACAGGCTATCATAGACTACAAAACGGGCGGGCGCATCGGTGCATTCGGCGCGCTCCTCGGATGGTCACCTCAGTATCTCAGCAAGCTGCTGCGTGGCGATAGCATAGGCCTCACCCCAGTGAGGGCGATACTGGAGGCCTGCCCCGAGATTAACGCACGCTGGCTGATCCTCGGCGATGGTAGGATGCTCGAGGACGCACACGTTGCCACACTAAGGAGCGAAGCGATGGCGCACGCCCGCTCTCTTATAGAGCTGGATAGATACGTCGGGGTGATGACCCCAGACGACCTCGCACACCTCGAAAGCGCACTAGCATCGGGGCGTACACCTATATTTAACGACGACGACATAGCTCGCTGGGAGGCTCTCCGGTCAAGCTCAGATATACATACAGCCTCTGAGCGCGCACTAGACGCGTCAAAGAAAGCACGGTAGTATTATGCAGTCCGACGATATGCAGGCTATTACGCGCCGTTTTTTCGAGGCTCTAGCGCGCCTAAAGGCTGACGGTGCTATACGCGGCAAGAAGACGTTCACCGACCGCTTCGAGATAAATCGGTGGAACTTAAATTCGGTCGAGAAAGACCCGACGTCTGGGCGCGCGCCTGCGACGTGGCTATCGTATCTCGTCCTCGGATACGGCGTGTCGGCCGACTGGCTACTCACCGGACGCGGAGACTTCTACGGAGGAGGGCGCTGCCAAACATAATACATTTTTGTGTATCTTTGTAGCGTAAATAAATCGCTACAATTATGAGAGAACGACTACGCGCCTATATACGCGAAAAGGGCATCACCGAGTACCGCTTCTTAAAAGAGGCAAAGCTCTCCCTAACCTTCTTCACCTCCAACGCCCTGGGCGTCAGAGCCCGCACGCTTGTCAAGATCGGCGAGGCCTTCCCCGACCTTAACATCGACTGGGTGACCACTGGTGAGGGGGCAATGCTTAGATCCTCGGGCGACACGGTCTCCTTGGCAGAGCACCTAAGGGTGATACGTCGAAAGGATGAGGAGATCGCCAGGCTGAGGGGGCGACTACAGGAGGCGAAAGGCCGTAGGTAGACGCACCCCAATCGAACCATCCGGAGATTCCGGATAGTTCCCTCCCCCACCCTATCAAAAAAAAGTTTCCCGAAATTTTGGTAGTACACAAAAATGTATTACCTTTGTAGTGTGAAAGGGGAACAACAAAGCCCCGAAGCAAAACGAACAGAGTAACAACTAAAAGCAACGAAAGAAAATGGAAACGAACAAGACCAACAACGAAGCGGTGAAGGTTACACTAGTAGTAGCAACGAGCGTCCTTCCCTATGGCGGATCAGAAACGATGACGGAAGACTTCCGTGCAATGGCTGAAGCCCTCTCCGAGAAGTCCGGATACCCAGTAGCTGAGGAAGCTGTTAGCCACGTGTGGACAGAACAGAGCGTAGACCTCTACGACGACAGCGAGAGCGCTGTGTATACAGACAAGGAAGCTGGATACACGATCGAGCTCTACTGGGAGTACGATCCAGCTAACATGATCTTCGCTGTACGCTCGGCAAAGGATGAAGACCAGACGACCAACAGGGGAAAGCGATTTCTCGAAAGCCTCGAAGAGGCACGATAAGAAGGCCCCCCAGATGGCTAATCGGAAATAGCACAATCTGACGAAGCTCCCCCGACTATCTCATATAGTCGGGGGAGTTTTTTTTGTCTATTTTGGTGTGCGTTTGTTGCTCTGGGGTGAAGGTGTTCGATATAACTATCGGAATATCGGTCAGTTAGCAGTGTGTAGAAACATTCTGCATCGGCAAGTAAAGTGTAGATTTTGCCCTTTGAAGTGGAAAATAGTATTACTATATTTGTAACATGTTTCACTATAAATAAATAAGAAGTATGGCAGAAGAAAAGGCTTTGGAGTATGAATACTTAATTAGAGCTGTATTTAAATGTGATCGTTTGGGTGTCGCAGGAGCTAATGCAGATACTTATCGCCACCTTGAAAACGAAGTAGCTTTAGTAAACTCTGGGAAAGGTAATCAGTTTGAATTGGGATTAGCCATGGGGAGAGTAGTCGCATACATCGACAACGCCCTAAAGACAGTCCTAAAAGAACATTCAGCTAATAAGGAGTTTACAGCAAAGATTGATGAATGCTTATGCCTTATTAACTCAGATCCGACAATGGAAAAGATTGACGTCTGCGTAGCTCAGGCACGAGAAGCCTTTAAGAGCATAGGTCTCTTCTGTTAGATTCATCAGACCAGCGAAAGCTATATAGCTTTGGGCTGATTCCTATATAGGATCACCACAATTGCTATATAGCTTTCGTCGTATTCCTATATAGCACACTAGGAATAAGTACATCCGCATTCGACAGACAACTTAGAGAGGGTTTGAAGAAATCACTATAGCAGGCCCCTAGTGCCCCCTATCATGGATCTCATTTACGACCCATCATGGGGGCCTCCTGTTACCCATGATGAGTCACTTCGACACCCCATGATAGATCACCGCAGATCTACCAGAACCGCCTTCTATCTCCTCTACTTAAAGTAGTCCCATAAGACGGCTCCTAAATGCAAGACATTCGAAAGTATCATACAGAGAAGCTACCCATCCCTACTTGGAGTATTGGGTGAAAAGCACTATCTTTGCGCCAGCTTCGAGGCAAAGGTATTACCCAAGTTTCAATGAAGCGAGACCAACGGAGAGATGGCAGAGTGGTCGAATGTGGCGGTCTCGAAATCCGTTGTACCGCAAGGTACCGGGGGTTCGAATCCCTCTCTCTCCGCAATAAAGGGTGTAAATCAGCGAGTTATGCGATTTACACCCTTTTCTACGCCCAAGAATACCGATAGCCTATAAGACGATAAACGAGCCCTTGGAGCTTCTTGATAGAGCCCAAAGGGCTCGGCTTGTTTTCCCACATTCTCGTAATACATCCTCTCCTTTCCCTGGCTATTCGGGCATGCTAATTTCGCCTATACATTTGCAGTGTAAGAGCTATTAAAGACCATGCTTGAAAACTCTCAAAGGCTCATAAAGACACATTCAATTGGATTGACACCACAACGTATAAGCAACTATGACACTACACGAACTCCTCGAAAAGCCCGTATGGCAGATGACAGGTGAAGAACTACTCTTCCTCGCCCAACAGGGATCGATGCAACGAGAGGGAGACACACGAGACAAGACTCCCGCCAAAGAAGAAAGACACTTCGTTTATGGGCTATCTGGGCTTGCCCTACTTTTTAGGTGTAGCCTCCCCACAGCCAATCGTATCAAACAGAGTGGCAAGATCGATCGAGTTATCACGCAGGTCGCTCGGGAGATCATCATCGATGCAGACCTCGCCGTCGAACTAGCCGGACGCAAAACGGAAGGACACAGGTGAACGCTTTCACCCATTCCTGCAATCTATCACCCAATATGTAGGACGTATGGAAACGCTTGCTCATCCGAGTACAGATGAATTCAGCCTCCCTCCCATAGTGCTCGGTGTGGATGGGGCAATCTCGGCACAGAGCTAAACAACAAGGCCGAGAGCGTGCTACTTATTGCCAGGGATAATGCTGACGCTGATAGAAGCATCGTATCCCCCGCGATCATTCGCTCTAAGGCTTTTCATCCATTTGCTTTCAGGCTATCAGAAAACGAAGGCATCTGCTTACCAAAACTGGACAGCGACTATACCGTCCTACACCCACAAGTTGTCGCTTACCAAGAACTCACCTATGAGGAGCACAGCAAAGCCTTACGAGAGGTGTTCGGTCAGTATACCGAATTAGGATATGGCGATCTACTTGCTCAGCTTAGCTCTACTCTGCTGTGGCTAGTCATCCATACCGACAGACCAAGCTCAAAGAGCTCCTTCGCTTCCTTCTTGCCAAAGACATCGTCGTCAAAGAAGGACGAGGACGCTATTGCAACAACTCAGACCGGCACCACTAAGTCCTTCGATTGGTCTGTCGGACGCAGGCTATATATACCTGACCATCCGACCAAGCATAAATAGAGACATAAATAGAGAATGGCCGGACGGAAGAGGTGCCTATAGTAAACGTCCGACCGACCAAAGAAGAACCGTCAAAGAAAAACAGCATGCATCTACACGACATCAAGCAAATCCCCATCGTAGCGTACTTAGCTCGGCTAGCACCGTCTTTTTCTTTTGGAGGAACAACTCCCGTAAGCCTACAAAGATCTTCAATGGAGCTCTCCAGCGTACAAGCTGCGAAGCACCCCAAGCTCTTGCTCTACCTCGCCTAAAGATGGCTACATCAGCTTGTTCTCTTGACTAGAACTTAACCTAGAGGAGTAAGCGAATAGAGTCCTTCTTCATTCGCTCTCCCTGCTTCCGAAACTCATACTCTCGCTTCATCCTTACGCTATGATTGAGAGCCTTCTTGATAAGGACGAGGCTGCTGGATCGGGCTACGAGACATCTTCCTAATTAACGGCGGAACAAAAGCTATATAGCTTTCAGGCTATTCCTATATAGGATTGAGTTGATTACTATATAGCTTTTACCCTATTACTATATAGCTTTCGGAATAATGCCAATTCACTACAAGGTTTATGATGAGAAAGATTGACCTGGCAAGCAAGGACTTCATCAACAAATCCCGTTCCTCAGCACCTCGATCATCCGAGGCCAATGTCGAGATCTCGATGTCTCAAGCTTAAGTTTGCTCGAGCGCTAAAGAAATAGAGTGATCAGTAGAGGCGATGAAGCATCCCTTCTTGATACTGGCAAGGTGTGTCTTTGTACCACAAATTGCCATTTGTACCACAAAGGCCCTTGCCCCAACAGGGGGATCAATCACTCCAAAGTCGTGATAAAAAACAAGTTTTCAATGACTTACTACCAATTGAATTGTGAGTAAAGGTACACAATTGCTCAGCTCCACAAACAGGGTAGATCCCTTCGCTCTATCATCCGCACCATTGAGGTGCATGTTAGCACGGTTAGTCGTGAGCTTCGTCGTAATAGTCACAAGCGAGATTATAGCGCCCAGCACGCTCAGATGCTCTCTGACGAGCGAGTTGCTTGGCTACAACATCCCCGTCGCTTTACCCACTCACTTCAGGAGCGAGTAGCCAGACTTCTTAACCAGGAGCAATGGTCTCCCGAGCAGATCTCGAGTCGTCTTCGTCTGGAAGGGATAGCGATGGTGGGTAAGACCACGATTTATAATTGGCTACACGCCGACAAGCGTAGTGGAGGGGATTTATATAGCTACTGTCGGC